AACTATTAACAGTTAAGGATGGTCAAAGTATGTTTATTTGGGGATTTATTGTAGGTGCAATCGTTGGTGGTTGCATCGGCATTTTGGCTATCGCATTAGTTTCTGCGAATAGCCGCACAGAAAGTGAGGATCACTATGGACGAATTAAAAGGCAAGATTAACGACGGTGGAGAGCGTATCTCCTACGGCGAAAATATGGCGGTCAGAGAGCCGTCAACCGGCAAAGGTAGATACGATTTAGTTTCTCCTTTTGCTACACGCAGATTGGCAGAATGGTACGAGTTAGGCGCTCGTAAGTATGCCGACCGCAACTGGGAAAAAGGTATTCCTTTTTCACGATACATAGACTCTGCAAAGAGACATTTGGACAAGTTCGTTATGGGTATGGAAGATGAAGACCATTTGGCAGCAGCCGCTTGGAACATCTTTGCTATTATGCATCATCAGGAACTTGGACAGACAGAACTTGACGATATGCCACATTATTTATCGTCAAAGAACGAACCCAGCGAAGAGTACGAACAGTTGACATTTGACGATATTACAGGGTGAGTTATGAAGGATAGAAAGGATTATGTAGTCCTCGTTGATATGGACGATACCATTGTGGATCTGCTGAGCAGATGGGTAAGTTTTCTCAACGAGACACACGGTTTATCAGTAAACCCAGAAGAAATAACTGATTGGAACATTAGCCTTTTCTTCCCGACTCTTACCAAAGAGCAAGTGTTTGCACCCTTATTTACAGACGGCTTTTGGTCAGCCGTTCAGCCTAAAGAAGACGCTGTGAAATACTTGAAAATGCTAAAAGATGAAGGCTACCGAGTTATTATCTGCACCAACACTCATTACACGACATTGAGAGAAAAGATGGAGAAAGTCTTATTTCACCACTTCGATTTCTTATCGTGGAACGATGTTGTAATTGCTTATCACAAGCAACTTCTTGATGCTGATTTTCTGGTTGACGACGGAGTACATAATCTGATCGGTGGCAAATACAAAGGTATTCTTATGGACGCACCTCACAACCGCAAGTTTAACGAGCGTGAGCACGGTATTATCCGAGTTAAGACTTGGCGTGAGATTTATGCGCTTATTAAGAATATGACGGAATAGGAGGTATGGATTTGACTGTTCTATATTCAACAGGATGTCCCCAATGTAATGTATTAAAGGAAAAATTAAAAGCTGCTAACATTGATTACATCGAAGTTACGGACAAAGACACAATCATTGCTAAGGGTATCACCAAGGTTCCTGTGCTTGAAGTCGATGGAATTCAGATGTCACTGTCGGCAGCAAACGAATGGATCAAGAGTAGGAGTAACTAAGATGAATATACCAATTAAAATGAATAAAGATTTTGAGAAGAATATGGCTACAATGAGCGAAAAGTATGGTGAGGACTTCGAGAAGCTTAACGGCTTTCACGAAACCCAACTGAACTTCTCTGACTTCATTGACGGCTTTATTGATAAGAATGTTGCCGATGTTACCATTGACGCAAATGCAAACGCATCGACAAAAGACATTCGCAGTCTGTTGAGTGAAAAAGGTAAGTCTCACGACAAGCTTTTTGCGTTCAACAAGATCTTCCACGAGATGAAGAAGATGTACAATCTTCCTACTGCAAAAGAATGGCTCGAAACCGAATACAATGGTGGCTTCTACTTACACGATGCACCGTCAGCGACATTCCTTCCATATTGTTATGCTTATGACCTCACAAGGCTTGCAACCGAAGGTCTTTTCTTCTTAAAGAACTATAACAATCAACCGCCCAAACACCTTACTACTTTCATTGATGATGTTATTGAGTACATCAGCTACATGAGCAACCGTAGTTCAGGTGCGGTAGGCATTCCAAACATTCTGATTTGGACTTATTATTTCTGGAAAAAGGACTGCCAGACAGGATATGTTATCAAGAACGAAGATTACTATATCCGCCAGTCATTCCAGAAGCTCATTTATCGTTTGAACCAGCCGTTTATGAGAATTGACCAGACTGCGTTTGTCAATGTTTCTATCTTTGACCGCAACTACATCGAGTCTCTATTTGGCGGCGTTAAGTACCCCGACGGCACCTATGTGATTGACGAGGTTGATGAAATCATCGAACATCAGAAAGTCTTTATGGAAGTCGTTTCGCAGGTACGCAGTGAGAATATGTTTACATTCCCCGTATTGACATACTCTCTGCTATATAAAGACGGCGAGTTCGTTGATGCAGAATTTGCTCGTTGGTGCTCAGATCATAACACAACTTGGAATGATAGTAACTTCTTCGTAAGCGGAGATGTAACGACACTTTCCAACTGTTGCCGTTTGCTGTCTGACACTTCAAAACTCAATGCGTTCATTAACTCAATTGGTGGTACAGCTTTGTCTATTGGCTCTGTTAAGGTTAACACAATTAACCTTATGCGTATCGCCCTTGAAACAGAATGCGACGAGAAAAAGTATTTAGCACTTTTGAAAAAGCGTGCAACGCTTTGTTGCAAGACTTTAAGTGCTGTACGACATATTATTGCCAGAAATGTTGAGAAGGGCTTACTTCCTAACTATCAGGACGGCGCTGTTGAGATGTCAAAGCAGTATTGCACAATTGGTATCCTCGGCTTGTATGAAGTTATTGAAGCATTTGGCTTTACAAAGACAGACGAATTTGGCTATACATATTACACCGAAGATGGCATCAAGCTTGCAAGCAAGATTTTCGATGTGCTCAACGATGTAAAGGATAACTTTACTGACGAGTATTCATTCAATATTGAGAGCGTTCCTGCTGAGCGTGCTGCGGTTATCCTCTGCCAAAAAGATAACTTGTTGTACAACCTTGACGAAAAGTTCATCTACTCTAATCAGTGGATTCCTCTTTCAACCAAGTGTACTGTACAGGAGAAGTTAAGACTTTCGTCTATCTTGGATGCAAAGTGTTCCGGCGGTAGCATCGCACATATCAATCTTGACTCTAACTTCCCGAACACCGATATGGCGTGGGATATGCTGAACAAGATTGCTCAGTCTGGTGTAATTTACTTTGCGTTTAATACTCGTATCAACGAGTGTAAGAACCACCACGGCTTCGTAGGAACTGATATCTGCCCCGTTTGTGGCGAGGGGGTATATGATACCTATCAGCGAATTGTAGGCTATCTGGTGCCAACCAGAAGCTACTCAAAGGATCGCTTCAAGGAGTTCACTACTCGTCAGTGGTATGAATATGCGGAGATGCTAAGAGAATGGTTATAAAGGGACTTCTTGATGAAGACTTTGTAAACTATAAAAAACCAAGTATGGTGATTATGTTCCCAAGTTGTTCTTGGAAATGTGAAAAGGATTGCGGAAAGCGAGTGTGCCAGAATAGTACACTCGCCAACGCTCCTAACATTGAGGTTGATCCAGAAGCAATCGTTAAAAGATATATGGACAACCCGCTCACCTCTGCTATTGTCATTGGTGGTCTTGAACCATTCGATGATTACAGAGATTTGATTGAACTTATCCAATACTTTAGGTTTGCAAAGTGTACTGATGATATTGTTATTTACACGGGATATACCGAGGCTGAATTAAAAGGCAGATGCTTTTTATTTGACCTACAACGGTACTCTCCTGTCATCATTAAAGTTGGTAGATTTATCCCCGACCAACAGCCACATTTTGATGACTTGCTTGGAGTCAGACTTGCAAGTGATAATCAGTACGCTATTAAAGTCTGATTGAAAGGATATGGTCTAATGATCGTACAGGCAGCCATTTACACTTTACTTAATGGCTTTTGTTTTAATGTACTATTACCTGTTTGGTATCTGCTCATTAGCATTTCAAATGCATTATAAAACAGGTATTTCATAATGAAAGGAGTTCTCATTTATTATGAAACGATTTTTCGGAATTTTGTTGGTTCTGCTTCTTGTGATGACCTTGATGGGTTGTCAGAAAGTAACAGCTCCAACGCTTGATACAACAGAACCATCAACAACAGAAAGTTCGTTAGATTTATCGACTACTTTACCTGACGAGCGAACTGAAGAATATGAATGCGTTATCGTCGATGTTGAAGATAACGGCGGTCATTACTGTTTAATGACCAAGGTAACTATCGAATACTACGACGGCGAGGTTGTTAACATCTTCATTGATGAACCCGCAGTCTTAGCATTCCAAGTTCCAGAAAAATATAACAATGGTGTTGGCATTGTAGATGGAAACGATGTGTTGGATTTGACTTCTCAAATTGATACATACTTAGCCACCAATGATGTCGATGAAGAAACAAAAGGTTTGCTCTGCAACATTGTGCAGTGGCTTGATGATATTGCACTATTGACAAGCGCGAGCACCTAAACGAAAGGAAGAACGATTATCAATACAGAAGTAATGTTCAGTAGTAGCACTGACCTGTGGGCAACACCACAGGATTTTTTTGACCGCTTAAACGCTGAATTTGATTTCGATATTGATGTTTGTGCTTCACCCGATAATGCCAAATGTGATACATACTTCACAAAAGAACAAGACGGACTCTCACAATCGTGGGGGGGGGTAACTTGCTGGTGCAATCCTCCGTATGGTCGTGAAGTCGGCAAGTGGGTGCAAAAAGCATATATCTCCAGTAAGAACGAGGGTTCGACTGTTGTTATGCTTTTACCGGCACGAACTGATACCAAATGGTTTCACGAATACATATACAATCAATCCGAAATCAGATTTATCAAAGGTCGATTGAAATTCGGAGGATCGGCAAATTCTGCTCCGTTCCCAAGTATGGTTGTGGTTTTCAGACCGCAGTAAATAAGGAGTTTATATATGAAAGCAAACTATAATCGCAAACCCAAGAATGTCAGAGAAAAGGCAGTCACTTTCAGAGCGAAAGGTACAGAGGGTTCTGTTTTCGCATTTTGTGTAATTCAGAATACGCTGTACGAAAGAATGCCCGATGACAAAGATGTGGTATATCTCGACTTTGAAGACGAGACACAGATGGATAAGCTCATTAACACCCTACAGGATATGAAGAAACGAGCCTATCAGAAAGTAGAGGAAAATGTTGATGAAAGTAAAGCAGAATCCTGATAAAGAGTATGTGAAGTCAATCCGTGAACAGCTTAAAGCAAACAACGGTTATTGTCCGTGCGTACTTGAAAAAACACCCGACTCTAAATGTATGTGCAAAGAGTTCAGAGATATGATTGATCGTGGTGAGACAGGAACCTGCCACTGTGGTCTATATATTGCGGAGGAATAATTATGTCTATGTTCCTTACTGTAAAATCCAAATGCCCCCAATGCGGTAGCGAAGAAAAGTTTGGATTTTGGGCTACATGGACATCTTTTAATGGCTCACACGCACCTATGGTTGAAAATAGATGCACAAAATGCGGAGCAGAGTTAAAAGAAGATAATCCATATTCAAAACTTGAACGAAAAGCATACAAACTTAATCTTGAAGAGGTGTGCAAACAAAATGCTATTCCAAATTGTTAATGACAAAGGCGTGCCGGTTATGAGAACTGAGCACGCCTCCTGTATCCCCGATGACAGTCAGTTAACTTCTATGTCAAAGGTTGGATATAAATTCAAGATTGACGGCAAAGCAGCCTCAATCAAGAAAGTAAAAGAAGTAAGGGATAATGTTTAATATTATAAACAAAACAGCCCTTATTGTTCATAATTATTGACATTAAGGTGGTGGTCAAATGCTTTGGTTATCAGACGAAGCGATTGAATACGCCGTTGCCAAATGTCGTAGAGAGCCCGGATATAAAGTAGGTATTGCATTAAATAGCAGAGCAAAACATAACGAGGTTGAAATGTGTCTTCGTGGCTGTTTAAGAGATACTGATGAATGCAGAATCCGCAGGAGTGTATGTAATATGATGATTGAATTTCACAATGGAAGTTATATCAAAGTAATTCCCGCTTCAGATAACGCACGCGGGAACAGGCTACATCTGCTTATTGCAGACGAAGATATCAACGATGAAGTGCTTGACTGCGTTTTTCGCCGTTGCGAAACTCTTGAATCAATGGAACGACAAAGACGGCGTTATACTGAAAACCTCAGAACAGAATTTAGAGCAGAATATTTATCACGCCCTATGGAGCCAACTGGTTTATGGGAACGAGAGTTCTTTAATACCAATGATGATAAGGATTTTGCCGATGTATCTGAGAGTGAATTTATGAAAATCTTAAACATACCAATTCCTCAATAGAGGTTGTTGAGAACTGAGATGTTATGCAGCATCGAAGCTTTGGCAAGCGAGAGTTCGTATGGGTGCTTCAAATAAACATAAAACGGAAGTTAAATAGCGCTGAGTGGTAGCCGCCATTCATCTTGGGTAGCCACTTCTGTGAACCTTGATAGAGATGCAAATATTTCTATTAAGGTGATATGTTTGAGATATATAGCAAGTGTTAGTTTCGGCAAGGACAGCCTTGCAATGCTATTAAAGTTAATCGAAACACAGAAACCTCTTGACGAGGTTATCTTTTACAATACTGGTATGGAGTTTGAGTGCATTTATCATATCAGAGATAAAGTAGTTGAGTTGTTAAAGCAACACAACATTACATATACCGAACTTCATCCTGACGAGCCGTTTTTGTATTCTATGTTTGAACGCAAGATCAAGTATAGAAACAAGGACGGCTATCATTATGGCTTTTCTTGGTGTGGCGGTAGATGTAGATGGCATACACACTACAAACTACAAGTCATTAAGAGATACAAAGAGTCCATAAATGATACCATTATCGACTATGTTGGTATCGCTTATGACGAACCACATAGATTTGAAAAATCACAATCCGAAGGTAAGACATTACCGCTTGTTGAGTGGCAAATGACCGAAGCAGACTGCTTGAAGTACTGCTTTGACAGAGGTTGGCATTGGAATGAACAGACTCCTTCTGGAGAGGTTGAGTTGTATGACATTCTGGACAGAGTTTCTTGTTGGTGTTGTGCAAACAAAAACCTTAAAGAACTGAAGAATATATACTTGTATTTGCCTCAGTATTGGCAGAAGTTGAAGTTCCTACAATCCAAAACCGACAGACCTATGAAACAAAGCGGAAGTGTCTTTGAATTAGAACAACGATTTAATAAGGAGATTAAAGGAATATGAAAGAGATTTTAGTCCGTTATCACAATGACAACATTGACAAGATTGAAGAGCTGAACAAGGGCGACTGGATTGACCTACGCGCAGCAGAAACCGTTGAACTTAAAGCAGGTGACTTTAAGATTATCTCTCTTGGTGTATCTATGAAGTTACCAGCAGGATATGAGGCACATATCGTTCCCCGTAGTTCAACCTTTAAGAAATGGGGCATCTTGCAGACCAACCATATGGGTGTTATCGACAACTCTTACAGTGGTGATAACGACATTTGGGGTATGCCTGTGCTCGCTATGAGAGATACCGTAATCAATGAGAACGACCGTATCTGTCAGTTCCGCATCATCGAGCGTATGGGTCATATCAAGATGACTGAGGTTGACCACCTTGAAGGTGAGGATCGTGGCGGTTTCGGTAGTACCGGCACAAACTAAATAAGGAAGTTTTGAATATGCAAAAGAAGTTAAGCGATGAAGAAAAAGACAAGATATACGCAGCGCTGAAACTGATTGAAAACCTACATAAACAGGGCTTGGTAAAGAAGCATATTTTCAAAAACATTTTGAACGATTACAGAGATTGTATTGACTTATCCGAATTCAAATGCTATACTTAATAGGCATACATACATAACAAAATTAGGAATTGTAGGGAGGATAAGCAATGTACCAATATGGCTACCAAGCCCCAAAGCAAAGAAAAGTCGCTGTGTATGCCAGAGTTTCTACTGAACACGAAGCTCAGTTAAGCGCACTTGAAAACCAGAAAGACTGGTACAAACCTATTATTGCTCAACATCCTGAATGGGATATTGTGAGAATGTACACTGATGAAGGTATCACAGGAACATCTGCACAGAAGCGACCTCAGTTTATGAAGATGATTGAAGATGCCGGTGACGGCGAATTTGATTTAATCCTCACGAGAGAGGTTGCTCGATTTGCAAGAAATACTGTTGATACCTTACAGTACACTCGCAGTCTTAAAGCAAAGGGTGTTGAAGTTTTCTTTATTAACGATAACATCAAAACTTTTGACGGAGACGGAGAGCTTCGACTCACCATTATGGCAACACTTGCACAGGACGAAAGCAGAAAGACATCAATCCGTGTAAAGTGCGGTCAACAGACTTCGATGGATAATGGCGTATTCTACGGCAATGGTAATATCCTCGGATATGACAGAGTTGGTAAGGATATGGTTATCAATCCAGAACAAGCAAAGACCGTCAGAATGATTTATGACTGGTATCTTGATGGAGTAGGTATTCGAGCTATCAAGTTCAGACTTGAGCAAGCAGGACGACTTACTGCTATGGGAAAATCTAACTGGCACGAAAGTAATATCTCAAAGATATTGCAAAACTCTTTTTATTGTGGTATAATCACTTATCACAAAGAGTACACTCCAGACTTTCTTGAACAGAAAAAGATACGAAACTTTGGAGAAATAGAGCTTACGAAGACCAGAGGTACTCACGAGCCTATTATTACCGAAGAGGAGTTTGAGAGAGTTCAAGAGATGATGGCTAAACGAAGAAAAGAGTTACCAAATACAGGCGCTGGTAAACGCAGACAGATCGGAGAAAAACAACCCGGAGATGTCTGGACAGAACTCTTAATCTGCGAATGTGGACACAAGTTTAATAGAAAGGTGTGGCACAGAGTTGAAGACGATGTGCAGTATGGGTATCAATGCTACAGTTCCATTAGAACAGGAACAGTAACAACTCGTTTGAGAAAAGGATTACCCATTGATGATGTTTGCAAAACACCAATGATTGCAGGTTGGAAATTGCAAATGATGGTCAAGAATATCTTTCGTGAATATCTACATAACACGGCAGAAGTACTTGCTCTTGCAGAAGCAATGTTGGAACGACACATTGATGATGAAGAGCCACAAACCGATAACAATCGGTTAATTGAACAAAAGCAGGCGGAAGTTGAGAAGCTCAATAAAAGATTACATAGTTTAATCGAAATGAGAGCAGACGGCGAAATCACCAGAGACATATTCAAAGCGAAGAAACAGGAAGTTGAAGACAGGCTACTTGCCATTCAAAATGAGTTAAATCAGTTGCAACCGCAGGAAGAAGCAATTGACGATGCCACTCACGATGAAAAAATCAAGATCCTTAAATTCTACCTCGAACAGTCCGTTAACCCCGACGCAATGGAGAATATCCCCGAAGATGTTATCAGAGCGTTCATTGTTAAGGTGGTTGTTCACGAGAATAGCTTTGATTGGTATCTGCGCTTCAGTCCTGATAAACCGCCGAAATCACTGTGTATTGACGGTAAGAGGAAAACGACAGCAAAAGTTTCCTCCCTTTGTTCACCGCAACACAGGCTGCTATTAACGAAAGTAGGAAAAAGTAATTTCGTTAAGGTTCAAGAGTTCTCAATAGATTTAGGTCAAGCCAAGGCTTATCTCTACGCATATTCAACACGGCACAGAATACACAAATGGAATGACATACACATTTCAGTATTCATTTAATAACCTACTAAGGGCTATGAGGCTTCGGTCTTGTAGCCCTTATTTTTTTACCATTTCGGCAGTAAACACCACTTATTGCCGATATGCTACTAATGGAGACATATACACACCTAAGCGCAAAAAAAAAATAGCGGGTCTATCAAATCAATGATAGCCCGCTAAATATGTTTATTTGCTGAATCCGCGCACATCTTCAAGAAATGTATGCTCTTTCATATGATGTTCATAAGACTCCCTAATCATATGAATAGCAATATCAATCTCACCGTTAGTAAGACCGCGTTCCTCAAGGAATTTCTCGTACTTGTCATATACTTTGAAAATACGGTTGAATTCTTCTCTCGAAACAATTACATTATCGTCTGTAACCTTTGTCGCAAAATCAATGATGCGATCACGGCTACTCTGAATAAACATTTCCTCAGTTAACTTTGAGTTATCTTTCAGAGCGTCAGTTACATCTGATAATTTAGAGTTAATTTCAACAATGGAATCGTCATAGACATTTGCCCTGTCGTTAACCCACTGCATCCAAGCATCACGCTTTGTGATGTTGTCAGCAGAATAATGACCGTTTACTTCGCTGAGTAATTGTCGTACTTCTTTTAGTGTTTGTGCCGTCTCTTTTTTCTCATTTCTCTTTCTGGCGAAATATTTTCTGATCTTCATAAACTCTGGAACGATTTTCCCCTTAAATTCCAAAAGCTCGCCAATTACATTGAGAACAAGAAGCACCCCCACCAACGCAACAGCAATCTGAGTTGGTAGCTTCAAAAACTCTATGTAATTTATCACTTCATACTACCACCCTTCCTATATTGATGTGTCTGCCTTTAATCAGAGGGGTGCTTAGCACCCCAATAATTTACGCTGTTGCCTCTGCTTCGGGTTCAACAGGCGTTTCGTCGGCAGCTTCATCAGTAGTAGCGCCGGTCTTATTAAATGCATCGTTAAACTCAGCCACAGCAGCCTCAATAAGCATTCTGAGCTCGATATCACTGATGGTAATACCTTTTGTCAATAGCATATCAGAAGCCGCTTCCAGAGCCTTCTGGAGCTTCTCGTCGCCGTGCAGATCCTTATACATCTGCTCAACTGCCTTAACAACAGTCTTTGCAACATCCTGCTTGGTCTTGTCGTTGATGTATTTGGTATAGAGATTTTTAATCACAATGCCAAGATAGCCTGCGATAGCAGTGAGGATTGAATAAAGAATGGTTGTGCCGTAAGTAGAAATAAATTCCTGTAAGAATAGTTCCATAATATATCCTCCATTATTTAATAAGTGGCTCCTACATCACCGTGTAAGAGCCACTGTTTTTTGTGTTTACGCTTTTGTGAATGTACCTGCATCTACCCAACCATAGACGGTTGCACCGCTACCAGATACAGCAACTAAATGATAGGGGTGTTTGCTCTTGCCGAGCTGATAGATTGCAGTAATTTTGGCTTTACCGCCTTTACAAGCGATAGCCTTAGTAGCACCAGCGCTTGTATAATGTACCTTACCTGTGTAATTTACAATATCTCCAACAGCGGGAGTCCAAGGCTTAGCCACAGTAGTTTGGGCAGTAGAACCCTTCGGAATTTTAATCTTCTGTCCAACAGAAATCTTATTTGGGTTAGAGATGTTATTGTAAGCTGCAAGCTTTTGGTATGTAGTGCCATACTTAGAAGCAATGCCAGACAAAGTATCCCCACTTTTGACAACATAGATTTCATCGGTTGTAACAGGAGCCTGAGTTGCCTTAACTGCCGATACAGTAGAAGCATCTACCCAGCCATATACACCGCTAATAAATGCACCAGCATCATTAACCGCACGGCAGTGATAAGGATGTTTACCTGTCTTAGAAACAGCAGTAACCTTTGCCTTACTTGCCTTTACAGTAGAGCCAGCAGCACCGTCTGCGGAAGTATAGTGCTTACCGCCTGCGAACTGCACAATGTCGCCTGTGTTGAACTTCAATTTAGAAACAACAGGAGTTGTAGGAGTTACAACAGGAGTGGTAGGTGTAGTCGGCGTAGTTGGAGTCGTGGTCTTGGGAGCGTACTTATCGTAGTACTTCTGACCGAAAGCAGCGCGGTTCTTCTGAACAGTAGCACCCTGATCGGCAGGAGCCTCAAACTTGAAGAGAACCACATTAGACGCTTCAAGAACAGAAGTAGCAGCCTTTAGGGTGTTAACAACAGTCTTGAAGGACTCACTTAGTTCTTTCCATAAGAAATCCAACTGCATATCGAAGTCGCCGATAGATTTCTTCTGTGCCTTCGCATAGTCTAACAACTTCTGCTTACGGCTCCAATAAGTCCACTGAGCCAAACCATAGCCTGCGGAGTCTTTGACAAAGTTGGTATAAGTACCATTGTCAACGGCAGAGGTATAAACTGCGTCCGCATAACCAAGCTTCTTCTCGTAAGTGTTCTGCAAGTTATTAGAACGCAAACCAGACTCTGCATACAGATTACCCATCAAGCCAGCAACACCATAAGCGTTACCAAGCTTAGCGTAGAAGTAATCCCAAATCTTCTTTTCGTCAACAGCATTGCCTGTACTTGCTGTGCCGGTTACGGCAGGAGCAGGAGCAGTAGCAACTGTCTGAACGAGCTGAAGATCGCAAGCCTTAAAAGGACTCATAATAGCGTGTTTGCCGTCTTCACTCTTATTGACAACAACACGGTCGCCTGCGGCAGAGTAAACAACCCAGTTCTTCTTGAGAACCCAAGAAGGAACTGCTTTACCGCCGTAGTATTTAGTGCCAGTAATTTTTACAACCTTGCCAGCTTCAAAAGCCAATGCGGTTGTGCCGATAACAGGGTCGGGAGCAACAACATCAACTTTGATGCCGAGACGAGCATTGATTTCCTTGGCAATCTGGCTGTGCAGATTATATAAATAATCGCCGGGGCAAGACTTGTTAGCAAACCAACGGTGAACTGTCATATTCTGCTTGTCCACCTGACCAATCAAGGTCTTGTCAGCCTCCCATTTCAATTGTTTAATGTTGTTACGCTTACAGATATCGGTGCATAGGTCAATAAGTGCAGCATAAGCTTTAGCATTGACCTTGTAAGGACTATAAGTATCACTGGCAACTTCAATGGTAATCGCACGGTGGTCATTGGCACCAGAAGAAGAACACCAAGAACGGTCTTTTTCTTCGCAATACATACCAATCTTACCGTCATAGCCGATGCCATAGTTAGAAGAAGCCTGACGAGAAGTAGGTGCAAAAACTGCACCAAGCGTTTCTACAGAACACTGACCAACAACACAATGGATTGTGATGGTGTCAATCTCGTGGTTACGATTTTTGGTTCTGTTAGGGGAAATTCGAGTATAGTCAACAAGAGGGCTATTTGTAAATGCCATTAGTCATCGTCTCCTTTCCCGTTAGATAACTCCTCAAGCATCTCTTTAGGAATTTTGCTGATGTCAGTTGTGTCGATGATTTCAGACTTACGAACCTCGTCGTCCTTCTTAGCAAGAAGTCCACCGACAACATTCATCAAAACATCTTTAAGTGCCATATCGTTACCTCCTTTAATAAAAAAGGCTTAGCCCGAATAGGCTAAGCTTTACCTTGGCAAGATATTTAATAGGTAAACGGTTCTCCAAAGAGTTTCTCGTAGTACCTGTCCATATCTTGTATTAAATGATGTGTGTTTCCATAAGAAGCGTGCGCACGCCATCCACCATAAGACAAGCGAGCCTTTTCAATAGAAATCAAGCCTGTCTTATAGTCTTTAGCGTACTTCTTCATCTTGCGCTTCATATTATCTTTGCTGCGTTTCCGCACCTTACAAATCACCTTGCCGGTGTCCGTAAGGTATGTATGAAACCCAAGAAAATCAATTCCGTTTCTCAATGGAAATATCTGTGTCTTTTCGTTGAGTTCAAGACCATACTCTGACAGGTAGTCTCGTATAATTACAAGACACTTTTGCAGATGCTTCTTGTCTTTGTGAATAAGATAGAAGTCATCTACATACCTACCATACCCTTTAATGTGCAATTTCTCTTTTACGAGATGGTCTAACCCATTTAATAGAACTAAAGCGTATAATTGACTGCTTTGATATCCAATGGGTAATCCAACACCGTCACTTATGCTAACGGAGTCAATGATTGTGTCGGATAACCATTTAATATCTGTATCAACAAATAGTTTCTTTAACTTTTCCTTTACCGCTTCGTGGTCAATATGAGCGAAGAATTTTCTTATATCACACTTCAAAATCCACCCGTCAGCATAATGACCTTCCTCAACTGACACTAACGGTAAGCCGTTTTCTTTTCTGTATTTTTCAGCTTCTGCTTTGTTGGAGAAGAAGTAGTGCCGTAATTGGCGCTTCAACCTATCCAGACCAAAGCGAGTGCCTTTCCCATATTGTGATGCGAAATTATCATAAATGAGCCTATTGCAGATAGTTGGATAGAGAACATTATCGCAATAAGAATGTTGCACAACTTTATCTTGAAAGGTACTCGACTCAATATCTCGTTCTTTGGGATAGTACACCTTGAACTTAGTCGATTTCCCTGTCGTATATTTCTTGTACCTCAGCTCGTCTGATAAACGCACACATTCGCTTAACATATTTATTTCAAATCTGTTAGCGGACGGATTATTTAACTTCCTATGTCGAGCACTATAGAATGCTCGTTTTATATTTGAAAAGTTATAAACACTATCGTACATTCATATACCCCTTTAATTCTTCGCTGTGTATAGCCGGCATACCTTTGATACCAGACATCAGCGATCTTGTATTTATCCGCAAACGCAACCAAATAAGGTTGCATATTAAAAAAGCAACCGAAAACGGTTGCACTTTGGAATGACACTTTGGTTGCACTTTTGGATGGGATATGCTTTCCTTTGGTAGTGAAGATATTGTTTTCAGCCTAAAGCTTACTAAGTCTAATCAAATCACCGAAGCCGGACGGACACCGATAATACCGTGATACGCATTGGCGTTGTTGTCATTACCGTCACGATCTACATACCGAGCGTTGTACGCATTGTCGGCATTGGGAGAACGAAGCCACAAAATAAACAAAGCATACCCCAAAATATATCAAAAAGATGACCTTTTTGAATCGGCGTTTTTCCACGCCAAGATCATCTTCTTAACCTCCATAACTTGTCTTACCCAATATTCACAACTCTTGTCGTTGATGTAGTTCTCGTCGAGAGATAATTCTATGTATAACAAGAGCACATCACAATGATAGACTGCTTCTGACTGGCAGAGTTGTCTTTCCTCAAATTGAGACTTGATGTTCGTGTTTAGGTAGTTTGCTTTTAACAACAGTTTATATATCTCAATAACTATCTTTTGCATTGGGTCAACAAGTGTAAAACGCGCTTTCTTTGGATAACGATCTGCGTTATTGGAAATCTTCATTGTGTGCTTAATCAGCCTTTTGGCAAGCACGATTACTTTCAAATCGTCATTCCTCTTAAAAACATCACTCATTTCCAAACTCCTTTAAGCGCCAATTGTAGTGTGGTTTTTCTTCATCAAATAGCCAGTACCTAAGCCAGTCGTCCAAAAAGATAGCCAAAGCCGTTAAAAAGTACCAAGCGACAGCAAATGGTAAGCAAACTTGACCAAGAATATTGAATGGTGAATTAGAGTAATCCCATACATCTAAACCGAGCCACAGGTTCAACACGCAACCAAAAATAAACTCAAGAGTTAAAATGATTGCTGTGCCGATTGCACACTGTTTCCAGATAGATGTGTTCCAAGATAGAAACTCATTTATCCAGCCGACAAGCATGAAGCATAGTCCGCCTAAGATAAACATAGACCAATGGGTAGGATGACTACCCATCAGCTTACGCCATAGTACTTCAATGGTGATATAGATTGTGCCACCGACTACAAATAGTAGTAGGTGTTTAATCAGTTTCTTCAACAGCCTCACCCTCAGCACTCATAGTTTCGATCATACCGATTAAAACATCAGAACAGTATTCAGCAGGAATAGGATCTCCGTACTTCACTGCACCGACTTCGGCAATAGTCTTCATCGACAGAACCCAGTTTTTAAGACTGTTGTAATACGATGTGTGATAAGTCTTAAAAGCGGTAGCGGTTTCTGTAATCTTCAAAATGTCTTCAACGCTGTAGTATGTACACAGCTCGTTAGAAGCGTGGTATGGGATTAAAGTTTCCCCACTCGCAATAAGAGTGGAGAGAGTCAAGAGATTTAATTGGTCTTCAATCTCTAAAGCAAAATGACGCACCAAGCCATCAGACATCTGCACATCCACACCAGCATAAATGGTGTTCTGGCAATCGTCGCTTAGTTTAGCCAAGCAGCGTGTCTTAACTTCGGCAAGAGTTGCATCTTCGGGGATTTCGTCGGGTTCAGCTTCTTCGTCTTTCCATTCGACCTCACCCTCGTCTGGCACTTCTGCACCAAGATTTAGAAGAACCTTGAGTTCCTCATATTCATCGGCAGTAATGTCAGCAACTGAAATCTCTGTAAATGTTTCGCCGGAGAACTCCTTTGCACCTGCAATATGCAATACAGTTGACATATCAGATGAAAGTACGCCCATTGCTTCTTTGATATCACAACGAACAACATTACCTCGCTTATCCTGTTTTACCCAAACAGGCGCTTCAACAGCGTCAATAATATTGCCGTCTGATATAAACTTGTAATAGTTCATCCAGTCACCTCATTTCCGAATAAGCTGTGATATAGTTTGTCCATAGAATACAAAGTCCTGTATGCATCAAGACCTATCGTATGGCTTTTCCAAGACTCATACGATGCTCGTATATCTGACATTTCTAATGTCCCAGCATCCAATTTTCGTTTTAGTTTCTTCATTTTGCGACGCATACGAACTACGCTTTTGTGCCATATTCGTTTTACGATATACCCAGACTCAGTGAGCCTAAACATAATTTTGAGCCACTGAAAATCTCGTCGCAACGGGGTAATGCGTGTTTTCTTCAGATTAAGCTTCAGACCAAGCTCTTCGCATTTGTGCTGAATTTTAATCAAACAAGATTTGAGATATTCTTTATCGTGATGGATCAGATAACCGTCATCCATATATCTGCCATAGCAATGAATACCTAAATCTTCCTTTATGTAATGGTCGAGTTCATTCGCCGCAGCCAACGCAAGAATTTGCGATATTTGACTGCCAAGCCCAAGACCCACATCACCAAACATCTTGATGAAGTGCATTAAAAGATTGATAAGTCTTTCGTCTGTATATTCTTTTCTTATAATCTTCTCCAATAACTCGTGTGAGATGCTATCAAAGTAACTTGAAAAATCAAACAGCAATACATATCCATCGTTTCCATAATGTCTATAATGCCATCGGATATGTCTGTCTATCCTTTTTACAGCAAATGAATAACCTTTGTTTGTCATACTGGCACCATTATCATAGATAAATGTTCTTCGCATCATAGGAACAAGCGAAAAGTCACACAGGCATCTCTGTACAACTCTTTCGTTGATAGATACACTCCGTATATGACGAGCTTTTCCTCGCTCATACAAATTAAATTCAAAGAACCCATCGCTCTTAAATGTGCCATTGTGTAATGCGGTATAAGCACCATACACATTCAAAGGTGCGTTTGTTATATACCGTTGCGTGCTTGACTTCCACCGAACATTCTTTCTGCACATTCTATAAGCGCTATATAAATGTTCGTAAGTAAACACTTTATCAAAATCATCGTAATCTTTTCTTTGGCGATTTTTGGAATCAAGGCGTTTTTGTTTGCGTCTTTGATACCTTGCCTCTCTTCGTTCTGTGCTTGTCATAGTCACCTCTGAAAAATTCACCTTGTACAGCAATACAGTTGCCTGTTTGGTATAATGGCTGCCGATAACAACGACCATAAAATCTCACTAATACCATCGTGAGACTATGCAAGAAGCGTCCGATCGGTCATATCAAGGTGTATATTTACCATTTCTGGCGGGATTCACTCTCCTTCTGTAGTAGACACGGATTTCGCTCAAATGAGTTACTTTGTCTGGTCTTCATAACGATACCGATGAAATAAATATCGCCCACAGAATCCGAAACACACGCCATTAGAGTTGTTGGCGTTGTTGTTGTTGTTCTCACCCGTAGTATTGACATTGTTGAAGTTGTTGCTGTTGTTGATATTCGGAGAACGCAACCACCACACGGTCGGAACTAACAAAAGTGAACACTTATAGGATGAACCCCATAAAAGTATTATTCTATTTCTGTTGTTGTTTCTGCTGTTTCCTTTAGCAGATTTTTATATCGAACTTTATCTTTGCGCATAACACCTTTTAGTAAACGCAATTCAGCTTGAATTAACTCCATCCATCGGGTAAGTGTGCTTCCAGAGATTTGGAACAACTCTGTTGCCGCATTGATTTGTGAAATCATACTCTGAGCATCTGCATAAGCCTCTAAAAAGTAATCTCTGCGCATTTGAAACTCGTGTGCGTTTGATGGAAAAATACTATTTGCACACTTAACCTTTCTGTGTATTTCGGATGCAATATGAGATAATTCCTGCGATACATAGAAAGTATATCTTTTAGGGAATTTGACACATTGTTGTACCGTAAAGATATAAAGTTGATACGCTGTATCTAAGAACTGCATATCGGACTCATTTCGTTTGCTTTTAATAACAGAGATATAATCACTTCCTTTCATTCCAAAAGACGGGTACTGCCCCATAAAGGGGCAGCCCCGTCTTAATACTTTTGGAATTGTTGTAGGTATATGATTACTGTCCGCGCCCAGTATCGCTTATATAGCGTTTAGGGGTGTGGCGGACAGTGAAGATTAAATACAGAAGCCGAAACACACGCCACTAGAGCCGTTGGCGTTGGCGTGGTTGTACTCACCCGCAGTATTGACATTGATGAAGTAGTAGCTGGAGTAGATATTCGGAGAACGCAACCACCAAATGTTTGCATTTCCCTTACCGTTGTCTAACTTCTTAATACGGCTTGCATTAGATGTAAAGTAGTTAATCGTTCCTTCAGCCTCGTTAGAGTAAGGAGTAGTAGTTGTTGTAAAACCAACTTCCTTATTTGCAGGTATCCAGATATAGTCAGTTGCAGTCGAAATCTCATAGCTTTGACTACCGATGCTGGATGCAACATTAACCATCTGCACAAGAAGTTTCCACTGGTCTGGTAAACCATTATACACACGAGCATTCAACCATCTACGCATACCACTTTCTTTCCAACCACCAGCATTGGTAGCACTTGAGTTCATAGTGTGCGTCTGATCGAGCAAGTTCTTCATCAAGAAACAGCAGTTTACATATCTGTCGTTGTCTGTACGACGGAACAAACGGAATGTATGTTCTGCGTTACCAGAAGCCTTCATTGTAATCGTTTCACGAGTCCAAGAAGCAAGGTTGCGACAAACTGTTTCACCAAGGTCAGATCTCCAAAGTTTTGCCCAGTACACAGTACCCTTAGCATAACTATCAACGAAACCGTCGGACTGAACATTGGCACCAAATGAAAGTGGTGCATCGTTCTGTGTTGCTAATGTGTTGTTGATTACAGACTCAATGATTGTGTCGCTCATTTTCGCAGAAGCATATACATACAAATTAGTATCATTAAACTTTCTACGAATTACAACGATTTCACGCCTGTTTGCATCAGCCACCTTTAGAGTAGAAGATGCACCCCATTTTACAACAGGGTTAGTGCCATTAGACTGTAATGTAAATCCATTCTTTTCGTAGCAACCTGCAAGAATTGGACTACCTGTGTGAGACGCAAACTGATAATCAATTACTAAAGTAAACGGTTTATCGTCGGCAAACAGTTTGATTTCCGTGTTCCAGAAATTAGTGCCATCGAATGTGCGTGGGCTGTCAAGAGGAATAAGCTCTTCAGCGTCAACATTCTCAAAGTCGTAATCCTTACCCATTACTAAGTCGAACTCGTCACCGCTTGCGATGATTGTGTTATTCATACCAGTAGGATCAAGGATGCCGTCTTTGATTAAAGCGTGAAGCTCAGCAGGAGTCATTTCTGCAAGAGTCTTGTCAGTAGGAGATACTGCCTGAGTGAACTTCGCCTTAGCGACAATATCACCGTCAACAAAGCTTGTATTGTTGTCCCAACCATTGAATAGGTGGTAAATTGCGTTACCGTCTAACGAAATGTTTGTAGGTGTATCACCGTCATATTCAACACCAGTACCATACAGAGCAGTGACCTGTTTCAGTAACAGATCTCCGTTGTACCACTTAACTGTATATTCGCGTGTAGACTCAGAGTAAGTAGCATATACATCTGTGTCATTTGTAATCCTGTTGAATGCACTATCCCAACCTGCGTAAGTAAAGCTTGTCGAAACGGTGCTTTCACGAGTAGGAGTAGCAATCGGATTGTTTTCACGAGTAACAGGGTCTTCCGCAGGATCACCACGAAGGACATACTGTGTATCAAGCACAGTGCCATCGTAGTTACGGAATCTTACAACAAACTGTTCAATCACAGTTCCTGCGTCAATAGTTAGGTACGGGTAAATAGCTCTTAACTCATTGATTAAGTAAGAACCAATAGACTCACAGTGAACAGTACCAGAAATGTAAGGATAAATGGTCTTATCCTCAGACAATACGCCGTTGTTATCAATGTATTTACCCTTAGCATTATCGCTGACTAACATTTCCAGAACGCTTGTATCCTCAATAGTTTCATCAATACCTACTAAACGCAGACCGCCTGTCAAATAAGGAAGTCTCTCGGCAACGATTTCCATTGTAGGAACAGCAGGAGTATTCTCAACACGCAATGTTGACAACTTAGCATAGCTACTGCAATCATAAGTAGTCAAATTAGTCTGGTTAAGAATTTCAATATCGGAAACTTCACCAAGGTGTAGTTCTTCAAGAACACCACCGTTAGGAAGTGTAATAGATGAAGCGCTTGAACCACCGGCAAATACCTTACGGATAATGCCGTTCTTGGACAAGTCGATATTGCCAGTCAAAGAAACGCAACCCATAATGTTCAACTCTTCAAGGATCTTACAACCAGAGGTGTCGATACTCTTGAGCTGTGCATTTGTGTAACCTTCTTCGGCTGAACCAATAGTCAACTTCTTCAAGCCGGTTGCATTCTGTAACTGCAACTCGTAAGGACGGAACTTAGAAATGTCACCGATATCGGTTAATAAAGTACCGCCTGCGATATACACAGTATCAGAGAAACCAACCTTGTCAGATGCAGTTGTACCGGGCTTAATAACTGTAGCAGGAACACCCGCAGCAGTTTTTGCAACAGACACGATTGCTGCATCACCGTCACCGTACTTAACAGCCGGGAATAATGCCTGAGAAGCAGTAACAGTAATGTCACTCTCTGTAGCAGGAACACCGCCGTTAGTACCAACACGGAAGTTGATATTGTTATTTAGGAACTTGTTACATTTGTACTTACTGTAAAGCATATTAGAGCGTCTGAAAATGAAAGCGTCTTTCTGCTCGGTTCTACTACCACGCTGTAAGTACTTGTAGTCGGAAATATGGCGCATAGGATGACCTTCAGCCGAATAGTCAATATAACCATCAGTCCAAGGATCGCTGTACTTATGTTCCATATCACGGTTAACAACGGCAGGACAAACCAACATAGCATTATTTCTGATGTGGTAATCATACAATGCTTCGTAGTTCAATCCACCGCCTGCACTCTTATCGGTCAGTTCCTGAGCCTTCTTTTCAATATCGTTAGCAAGAGCCTCTTCAAACATCAACCATAGTCTTGACTCACGACCATTGAATTTCTGAGTGCCGTTTAAGTGGTAGTTCCAGTCTGCATAATACGGAATCTGTAAGTAACCAGAGTTTTCAACGCCGAAGCAAGAGTCAAGGTCGTACAAATCCGCAATCCAAACTGCAAAAGTGGAGTTCTCCCAGTCAATCATACTTGCATCAACTTCACCTGTTTCCATATTGATTGCATCATAGATTGACATCTCTTCACCGCTTGTGTTCAAGAGCTGTTCGCATCTTACATCCTCGCAACGCAAGAACATATTTTTAGCACGGTTATCACACAATGCTACGAACTCATTAAAGAGATAGTAAATAAGAGCGTGATTGCGGTTAAAGTGTTTGTCGAACTCATTGATAAAGATTGCCTTACGGTAATCTCTCTCGGTAGTATATCTAACGCCGTTGTAAGTCTTAGGCGTAGTCAAAGTTTCGGTGGACGCATCCCAGAAGTTCGCTCTCTGGTAAACCCAAGTATAGAGAACCTGTAGATGGTCGTATTTAGGCTCAAGCCCTTCTTCTTCCAAGTCACCTTGGTCGGGATAGGTTGACTCAAGACCTGCAAGAACACGCTTCTTACCGTCGATTAACTCGAAGAAGCGGTCTGTCTGGAACGAACACAAAGCCTCAGTGTTGTTCTTGAATTCCCATTTCTGGCGTAGAGTGTCGTTGCCTTCATCTCCGTCGCATTCAAGACCAAATGTCTTTGTATTACCCTTATCGTTGTTTAACGCACCATCACCGGCAAACTCAATAGCGCTACCAACATCGTCACGACGGAACAGCAAGCAACGGAAACCGTAAATTGTGTTCTGTACACGACTGTCACCGCCCTGAGCGGGATCCTGTGAAGGAAGAACATCGTTAAACAATGTGTCGGCAAGATTTGCATTGAAAGTGTTTGCGTGGTCAGAAGACATATAGTCACCCTTCCAACAAAGAGTGCTTTCACCGATAGAAAGATCTGCACCAGTCTCAGGGTCTTTACCCTTTAACGAATACTTAACTTTCTTCTTTTCAATGCTGCCGTCTTCGTTTACTTGTGCTTTTGCTAAGTAAACCTTGTAGTTCTTTACGGGGAACTTAACAGAAGATGTACCCTGAACATTGTTGCTGCTCAACCAAACGCCGTCTGCATCTTTGTCGAGCAAATCAAACTCAGTTACATAACCACCTGCGCCATTAGGCTTGGTTAAGGTTACGCCACATTCAGTCTTGTCTTCCAACTTAATACCGGCAGCATCCTTATAAGGTGCAAGAGTACCAGTAATAAGCAAACAAGGATACTTCTTAATAGCCTCATAGTAATCAACATCACCATCGTCGGTCAAAACATCATTGTCTTCAAAACGAAGAATACGATCCTGAACAGACAGAGGAGATGCCTTATAGTTCTGCATAACTTCGGTTGCACTCAAGCCACGGTTGTAAATACGAACATCGTAAACATTCGTAATACAAGTATCATTACCGATGGTAATATACTCTGTCTGTGCAAAACGAGCGTTATCAGGATATGGGAATGAGTTAGCATACTGACCATTGATGTAAATGTTCAAGCACTGACCAGACATAGGCGTACCGTCTTCCAGTGTATATTGAACAGAGCCTTTAGGCTCAACAACGAATGTCAAACGAATACGCTTGTTATCTTTAATGTACGCAGCCGCAATGCTTTCCTCGTTCTCAATGAAGCCTGTTTCGTCAAGAGCGACATCAGCACCATTTGAAGAGAGCATATAGCAGTTCTGAGGTGTAACAATAAAGCCTGCGTGGTCAGCAGACATACACTTGATAATCTGAGCGTTAATGTCGGTAACATTGTTAACAGAGAACTCAATTTCAAATGTACGACCGTTTGTAGTAACCGTAGCACCAGTAGCACTTTCAAGGTTAACAGTCTGACCGTCGTCGTCAGTATAGCTTGTAGAGAACATAGGAAGCTTAATTGTGTGTAAAGCAGCGCCACTCAAGGTTAGCGCTTCGCCATCAACATAACCGTTTGACACCCAGTTAAAGTCTTCAAACAAAGACTTAATCTTGGTTGTCACACCGTTAGCGGTTGTGTACTCACATTCATATTCTTCCTTGCCACTGTCGTTGTTGCTTCGTCCAGCAGCGTTATACTGATACACAAGGTTGGTTGCCACAGGGTTCAAATCATACTCACTCTGGATTTCGTTGACATAGACACTCACAGTATCCACCGTAGAGCCACTCACGAACTCGATATAAGCCGTTCCGACCTCTGGGTATATAGAACCTTGCCAAGTGTAAAGCGTGTTATTAGGGATGTTTTCGAGCGTCTGAGAGGCATACTGAACACGGTCGCCAGTTTCCTCGTCCAAAGCATAGACAGTAATCGTCAGCTCGTCAGTAGTTTCCTGTCCGGGAGTATATACAACATAGTCAATGTTGATAGTATCACCGTATGTAACTTCTTCAACAGCAGGAATAACACCGATCATAGGAACGGTATCTGTACTGTCGTTATACAAGATTGTGAACTTCAAGGTATTAGACTTTGCACCGTCAGCAGTAGCAAACCACACACGGAAGTCGTGAGCGCCGTACTCATAATTGCCAACCATCTGCAATGTCTGTGTCAAGGTTGTGTTGTGGCTTGTACCAACATCAACCTCTGCATACACTTCGCCGTCGATTTCAAAATAAACCGTCTTAGCTAAGTTACGACCTACACAACGATACTGGAAGTCGATGTTACCTGTGTAAACGGCAGAAGTATCGAAGTTAACAGCAGCAATACTTGCCTCAACCTGAGTGATGTTATAAGTCAAAGAACGAGTAAGTTCTGACTCGCCACCGGTCACGCTGAATTTAATGCTTGTAGTCTTGTCTTTTGTCAAAATCTTTGTTACATCAACTGAGAAAGGCACGCCCTGATTTACAGTCTGTGAACCGAAATCAATCCATTCTTCGTCAGTTGACAGTTTATATGAAACATTCAAAGTACCTGCAACACCAGTAGAATCGGTGCCATAGTACTCGAAAAATGTTGCGGTTAATACGGTCTTTGCCGATGTAGCAGCAGTAAATGTGCTGGAAGGCATACCGTTAACGATACGGACGCTATAATCGGTTCCACCGCCGCCTCCGCCACCACCTTCGATAGTGATGGTATCACCAACCTGTTCACCATTCAGGTTGTACATAGTCAATGCACGGCTGTTTTCATCCCATTCTAAATTACCAACAGCAGTTGCATAGATATTTTGAAGCATCTCGTTATTGGCAAAGTTTTCTTCCATCTCTGCCAAAATCTCGTCAACTTCTTCTGAGGTATAATACTTCTTCAAGTCAATGGTAACAGAAGCACCTTCGATTGCTCTACCACCGCCTGTCAACTGTAAAATACCAGTTTCGGGGTCTAAACTGAGTCCATCAGCCTTACCGCCGATTGCAGTATTTAATCTACTGATAGCGCCGTCAATCAACTGCATATTAGAGTTGCCGTCCGTACCATTCATAAGGGTACGCCACTCTAAGAATGTCATAGCAGTTTCTGACCTATCAGTAAGAATAAGACCTAAGAAATCTGTATTCATTTTATCCTCCTTTGATAAAAGGGGTCGCCCGTTAAGGCAACCCCTTTAAGTTCTTATGAACCATCCAAATTCATATTTCATTATTCCGCACCATCTATCGTTACTTCTAACGGCATAGTGCCATTCGTAATACCGATATAGTGTTCGGTTAGCTCCAGAGCTACATTCGCTGAACTTTCAGCCGGTTCAGTAGTAGAAATGTAGTAGTCTATTCCTGTTGCGCTTATGCCAAACTCCTTCACCGGCGCAACGATATTGTTGTTCAACGAATTATTTTGTGTGATTCTGATTTCTTTTACCAACGATGCTGGAATACTGCTAAATACACGGAATGTGGATAGCATAGCATCAATATCGGCGATTGTATGCGGGTCAAGATCACCAATGGTGAGACGACCAAAGCTATTCAATCCGACGATACCAATCTTTTCGTGTAATTCGCCTGTATAGATATCCTTGGTATATGGTAAAACGGCGTCGCTCTTCAACTGCATTTCTGCATCAGAAGCTTCAATCACTTTAACAACGCCAGTCTTAGCAACGGATGTTGCAATCTCCATCCAATTTGCATAGCAAATAGAAATCTCGCCGAGCGTGAATGGATCTATCTCGCCGAGCGTTAACGGATCGAGAAGTTTAAGTGTATCCATACCCCAGCCAATCTTAGCAAACTCAATGAGGATGTGTTTGCTTGTATCGGCAGTCTCATTAACAAGGTACATAGAAATACCTGTTTCTTCGAGTAGGACATCTTTAACAATAGGCGTATCTGGGTCAATCTTGTTATTGAGCAGATACATAGTAATGCCATCTGACCCAACTTCCCAGTAATACACGAGATCGTTTACATAGAACGGGAAACGAATCGGCTCTGAGAACTTAAATGAAAATTGTTTGGGCTGGTCATTATAGGGGAAAAATATCTTGGTCATAGACCAGCCACCCCCTCAGTTATGCCGATGTCGGCTGATAGTCAGTAAGCGTAATACTTAATGTTTCAGCAGCGATTGTAATAGAAGTGTTGCTTTCGATTGTCTTCGCTTCATCAAGCTCGCCACTTGACAAGAGAGTAGCATCAGCGGTGCTACCGTCAAATAACACCCAGTATCGAGCCTTATTGTCGGAGTCAAACCACACAGCACTGCTTCGATTGAACTCAAGTGCGGACACATTCTTAATTGTGCCATTTACAGGATCTGTGAACTCAGTAATCTGTACTCGTGCGTAGTTGCCACCAGTAGGCTCTGACACGCCAGTGCCATCCTGTGCAGGCATTGTGCTTGACAAGCCAACCCAGAACTCCGTAGCAGCACTGGTGTACATAGTGTCCATAATTTTATTTAACCAATATGTACTATTCATACTATCGTGTTCCTTTCTTATCTATTGATGTTCTGTTTGATATAAATATATCCCTGACAAAGCCTTAAATCTTCGTCGTGCTTCACCTCAATCTGATACAAGAACTTACCACGAAGTCCTTTTGTATCTGCCTCGGTGAAGAAAAACATGACAACTGAACTGCCGTCTAATGTCGGTTTTACTTCGCCCGTTTTTGTCAAAATCGGAGCAAGAGCATTTGCGTTATTTCCAAGACCAGTTGTCGCTTTGAGTGGTGTAAAGGTTAGAGTAGAGGTGCATTCGGATGCGGTGTCAACAGAAAACTTTGAACCATCATCACGAATGAGTGTTACTTCCCAAGGGAGAGTATCTCCACCGTACATTTCAATGTCAGGGAGGGTCTGAATTTCATAATTCTTGCAATCTCTCAATTCAATTAACCTCCTACATTTACAGGAAACTCACATATCAATCTGAGAGTGCCGTTGCCTGTAATTTTTAACCTGTTTTCACCCTTAATTAACTTCAAAAATCTAAAGTTAAAGTAAGGATATACATTAAGGTCTTGATCGTTGGTAATGATACAACGGTCATTATCGACATTTATCTTCTTGATTGACGAAGGAATGTTTTTGAAAGCAAAAGTCCTGTTATTGTCGGACTGATTGACGATAGTAAAATTGCCACCGCTGGAAAGCTCAATTTCCAACTGTGGCATAAAATAACCGTTATGACTGCTTTCATTGTAAAATTCAATCGTCTGTGTGCCAGAAATCTTATACTCAAATACTTGAGGGTATAAGTACGCATAAGGGCTATCGCAAATAACCGTAGCCTTTAATGCCCACGGAATATTTCCGTGTTCAACAATCTCAAGGTTAGAAATAATACAGCGATATCTGACATACTCTAAATCTTCCTGCTCAACCTCAAGCCACATATATTTGTCGTGACCAGTCAACCAGAAAGCAATGGTTTCAAGCTCATATCTGTCAAGATACTTCTCTGCGTCAATACGCTTTTGGTTCACACCAAAGACCATTGTAAATTCCAACTTCTTGTCGAACTTAACTCCGTAGAAGTGGGGCTTATACCTTGAAGGCAAAGTTTCTTCAATGATAGAAACCCCACTTGCAAAGTTTCCTGAGCTTTGGGCGGTACTACCGACATCATATAGCATAAGGTCGTAATCATCACAAGGAATATCATTGAATACAAAAGAGTTACCCCAAAATGCCATGATCGTACCTCCAAATTATAATTTATTCAAAAGTAACAAAGCCTTCCAAAGAATGAATGTCTGCCGGACTGATAGGTTGTTCACCGATCTCAGCCTCAGTCAATACGATAGGAGTGATATCCCAATCGACTTCAAGCGTGTTCAGCTCGGTCATTTTCTCCTGATACTTAGCAAAGTCTTCTGGCGATGCAAAAGACACAGTACCGTCAGGACGCTCCTGACCATTGAACTCAACAATGTACTTTCTTTCTTCGGCGATAGCAAACTGAAAATGCTCCTCAGCCTTTTTTGTTACTTCGTATAAACCTCGCGCCTTTTTAACAGGTAGTCGAAACTCCGACAACCTCATAAGCGCAGGATATGCTTTGTTTACTTCGTGTTGTGTCATACACATATTTCCTTTCTACTAAGCTCTTATAGAAGAGCAATTTTATTCACTTA